AAACAACCAGTGCTTCGATCCTTCCCTCTAATGTGCCAGATTTGCTTTAATTCGGCATTGTCTTTAGAGGAATGGTGCTTGCACTTCCACATGAAGAGCCTTGCGGCGCTTCGTACTTTCTTTCGTGAGCAGGGTTTTCTCTCTCAGGAATTGAAGGTTTACGGACCTAAACAGGGAATCTGGATCCGCTTTTTAGCAGGTCTTGATTCCGCTGCCGCCGCTCTTCACGCTTCGAGAGGTAGCGTATGCCCTCACTCAGTCCCGTCGGTCTTTGGAATAGATGGTTATGGTCTCATGGAGACTACCGACGTTTGTAACAAGCTTTGGCTTCATTACACTGTACACGGCTTCACCGATGGTGAGGATCGTTTGCGTGTGTTTCTGAATTCAATGCTTCGCTACAGGGGAATCTTCCACCATGTAGGTGGGTGGGGAAAATGGATGAAACTGTTTAAGTGGAAACTTTCACAGTATTTCTTTGATTGGATGGGTCAAGCCCAAGAGGATGCTGAGCAGCCTCCCTTTCCTATCATTGTTCCAGATTCCTTGCTTGTCTCTCAGTGGATCAACCGTGGGATGAGAAAGGTCTTGTTCTATGCTGGTGTGTCAAGTCTTGATGAAGAGGTGTATAACAAAAAACATCTGGCGAGGATTGATAATCTCCGCCGATGCCTATGTGGTATACTTTATCTCAAGAAGGCTTGTTTTCGACCTAGTGACGAAATGGTTGAAGCGAGTGTCCAGGACTCCATGAAGATGCTCTTCACGGACCCTATTGATGCCCCTCCTATGGAATATGATATTCGCATTCCGGATAGTGGGTTCTGTGGACTTCTTGGTTTGTCGCTTAAAACTGAGAATATACAGAATGAGCCAAAAGTGCGCGTGGTACTTGATCGTGAATTCCTGAAGAGGGAGATTCGCCGTACCACCAGAGAGATCTTCGAGGGTCGTCAGTTTACGCTTGCGTCAGCAAGGCAGCTGGCCGCTCCATCCTTGAAAGCCAATACCCAAGATACCATCCGCGAGGGTGGCATGTGGGCTAGACTGTGCAAGAACAATGATGTTCGTGAGGCTTGGAGTCGGTTTGTCTGCTCAGGAGAGACAATCGAAGATGTGTTTGACAATCAACGTGGTGAGTTTGTTCAAAAGGTAGGCTTTGGTCTTCAGAACGAAGGGGTTGATCGGTTTTGTGAATGGTTGTTTGAGTACGCTTACAAGAAGAGTATCTCAGACCTACCGTTCATTACTCCGGTCGGTCTCAAAGAGGCCATGAAAGTCAGGACGATTACGAAAGAACCGCCCTGGCTCATGTTTGTCCTGAAGCCTTTGCAGAAGTGGATGTGGAAAATTGTTGACTCACACCCTGCCTTTTCCCTTCTTGGGGCCCCCATTCCTACTCCCGAGTTCCTTGAGTCCCTCTGGACTCCTCGGGAAGGTGAGGGTTATCTTTCGGGCGACTATACTGCCGCCACAAACTACCTACGCAGTTGGGCTAGCGAGGCCTGTGCTGACGAGCTTTTGAAATCCTTCGGGAAGGACTTGCCAGCTGAATATTTCACTTTATTCAAACAGAGTCTCACTGGGCACTGGTTGGACAATCGGGAGGTGGAAGGAGTTCTTCCTTATCCGATGCTCCCACCTGGTATTCTTCAGCAGAAGAACGGCCAGTTAATGGGGTCCATCACTTCTTTTCCAGTGCTTTGTATTGTCAATGCTGCTCTCTGTCGCGCCGTTGTCGAGCTGGATAACCTTGATGGTTATGTTGGTCGTCGACACTTCAGCCTTGCAGAAGCAGGCGTTAGGATCAATGGCGACGATTGTGTTTTCGTCGTGAGTCGATGGGGTGTGAGGCTTTGGAAGGCACTTGGATCTGTTATGGGTCTATTGCCTTCTCCCGGTAAATTTTACTGGTGTCAGTCTTATTGCAACATCAATTCATATTCTTTCTTCGTGGATCGTCACATCGAGGAGATTTTCCGAGATGTGGAAAGTGTTCTTCCTGTTCCTGAGTACGTGCCCGTACGGTTTCGATTGTATCGTTACTGCAACTGGGCTCTCGTATTCGGGAACCGGAGGAGCGAATCCAA